AATGATGTATATAGACCTAGTATTAGAATTACTAAAAATACTCCAACAACATTTAGTGAATTAAATAAAAAACAAATAAAAAGAGCAAGAAGTGAAAAATATAGAAAAGGTCGTGTTGCTCGTTTTAAAATAGGTGGTAAATGGTCATTAAAATATAAAAGAAGTATTAATTGTAACAAACCAAAAGGATTTTCTCAAAAACAATATTGTAATAGAACACGTAAAAAAAGAAATTAAAAAATATATTTAATTTATTTATTTTTTAATTAAGTGTTAATTTAAATATACAACATACGAGCAGATACATTAATTTCTTTATCTTGTTTAATAAGTTTATTTACTATTTCTGTAGTAACTTCAAATGGAAATTTAACTTCAAGTGACATTTCGTCTTCAAATAGATTTGTATCTGGTTTCATGAGTCTGTATAGATTAAGTTTTGTATGTACAATTTCAAGACAACGTTTTAAATTACGCATACCATCTTCTTTATTAGTATAATTTTCAATCATATATTTAATGACTTCATCTTTAATTATAATTTCACCATCATCAAATTTCACTTGCTTACGAATACATGGTAGCAAATAGTTTTGAGAAATAATACATTTTTGTTTTGAATCATATCCTTTAGTTTGAATACGATACATTCTATCACGCAATATAGGATTGATTCTTGACTCATCATTGTAACTAAAGATAAACAAACATTTACTCAAATCAAAATCAATTTCTGAGAAATATTTATCATGAAATTGACTATTTTGACTTGTATCTGTTAGATGTGTCAAAATACCAGTAATTTCTTCACCTTTAGGTGTATCACTAATTTTATCTAATTCATCAAAGTAAATCACTGGATTCATACATTTACTCTTAATCAAAATTTCAACGATTTGACCCCAGGTACTTCCTTCATATGTATATGAATGTCCTTCCAATACACTACTATCTGTAGCACCACCCAATGCGATAAATGAAAAGTCTCTATTTAGAATTTTACTAATACCTTCTTTCACTAGTGTAGTTTTTCCAGTACCCATTGGACCTTTAATTGCTATAGCAGATCCAACAGATGTAGGATTAGTAATAAATTGACCAATCATTTGCATAATTTGCATCTTGGCATCATTCAATCCATATACTGCATCATCCAGTGTTTTCTTTGCTTGTTCCATAAATTCATGACATTTATCAACACCATCATCAGCACACACAGGTAGAGTTTTATATGTATCAAATGGAATTTTCATAAATGTATCAATCCAATTCTTCATTTTATAATATTCTCCTCCTCCAGGTTCAATATAACGTAATGCATTTATACGTTTCATTGCAGCGGATTTAAAATGAACTGGAATAGAACTTTCTAATAGTGAAATTCGATAAGGTTTATCAATTGTCATTGCACTATTAATTTTCTCACATTCAGTCATTAATTCCAATTGCTTTTCTGGTTCAAGTTTTGCAAAATAATTTTTATCAGAAATATTACTTTTATTTCTTAGAAGCTTCTTAAATTTATTTGTATTTTCTTTAGAGATCTTCTTAATAGATTTTTTTTTCTGTTCTTCAAGTTCTTTAATTCTTACTTTACATTCATGAATAGAACGTTTAATTGATTTACTATGAGTACAATTTTCAATTGATTTTTCAAGAACTTCAAGTAGTTGTTTTTCAGATGAAATTTTATCATTAATACTTAACTTAGCTAATTCTTCTTCTTCCTTCGATTTTTTAGTTTTTTTTATTGGTTTCTTTTTAGATTTCTTATCGTCATCATCATCGTCTTCATCATCCTCTTCGTCTTCATCATCCTCATCCTCATCCTCATCCTCATCCTCATCATATTCATCATCATCCTCTTCATCATAATCACTATCATCTTCACTATCATAATCTTCACTATCATAATCGCTATCATCTTCACTATCCTCTTCATTATATTCTTCCTCATCGTTATGTTTAGACTTCTTTGCTTTTACTAAGTTAGTAACATAAAAGTTAAATTTCTGCTCCTTACGTCTAATAGGCTTCTTTTTAGATTCATTTTCTTTTGTCGTAAGTTTATTCTTTTGTTTTTCTTTATCTTTCATTTTTTTTAATTGATTTGCTTTTTCTTTAATGTATTTAGATGGAAACAATTTACCCAAAAATTTGTTCCATACTTCTTTGTCCATTTCGTCATCTTCATTGTCAGAAGAAGAACTGTAATCCTCTTCAAACTCATCGCCTGAAGAATCATCAGATGCATATTTATTTTCATCTTTTTTTGATTCTTTTCTTGATTCTTTTTTAACGGAAGTGGGAGTAGAAATTTCTTTGTTATTTGCCATGATGTATTATATAGTATCTATATGATATATCTATAAATTCAATTTTATATTAAATATTTAATTTAATATGATATATTTAAATTGGCATTGGTATTTACTGTTTTATTACCATCTTTATCTATAATTACTTGGGTAATTGTTTTTTTCCCATTATTTATTTCTGTAATTGTTTCTATTTTATTTCCATCTTTAAAAACTGTATTTACACTTTTAGAATAACTGAATACATTTACATTAGAATTTATATGATGTTGTCTTGTATTATTAATATTTATATTCATATTTTCAAATACATCATTAAAAAAACTATCATTAAATGCTGATGTAAATACAGAAGAACGATTAAAAAATTGTTTAAACAATTCTTCTGCATCTACAAAATTGGTTTCTTCAAAATTATTATTTAAATTAGATGTTTTATCTTTATTTGATAATACTTGATATGCCTCAGATATTTCTCTAAATTTTTCATTTGCATCTGGACTTTTATTTTTATCTGGATGGAATTTCAATGCCATTTTTTTATATGCTTTTTTTATTTCATCATCTGATGCATTATTATTTATACCTAATATTTTATAATATTTTTCTAACATCTATAATTATTTAAGATATTAATATTTATATAATTATTAATAAAATTGAATAATAATATAAATATATATCTGTATATATAATAGATATGTCTATGCAGGAAAAAGAAAAAGTATCATATAATCCATCAAAAATAGTAGGTATCCAGTTTAGTATATTATCTCCAGAAGAAATTCGTCGATCTTCTGTTGCAGAAATTACTAGTAGAGATACATATGAAAATAATAAACCAAAGGTAGGTGGATTGTTTGACCCACGCATGGGTGTTTTGGAACCAGGATTAGTATGTCCTACAGACGGATTAGATTATATTCAAACACCTGGTTATTTCGGTCATGTTGAATTAGTCAAACCTGTATATTATATTCAATATTTAAATATTATTATGAAATTATTAAAATGTGTATGTTTTAAATGCAGTAAATTATTAATTAGTAAAGAAAAATATAAACAAGCTTTAAATATGTCACCAGACAAACGATGGAATTATGTATATAGTTTATGTTCAGGAAATAAACGTAATAGATGTGGTCAAGATACAGATGATGGATGTGGTTATAAACAACCAGACAAATATAAAAAGGAAGGTCTTGCAACAATTAATGCTGAATGGGATAATATTGAAGGAGTTGATGGTAATAGTGATAAATTAAATTTGAAAATAACACCAGAAATTGCATTGAAAATATTCAAGAGAATTTCTGATGAAGATGTTACCTTTTTAGGCTTTAGTCCTCTTTGGTCTAGACCTGATTGGATGATATGTCAAGTATTTGCAGTACCTCCACCTGCGGTTCGTCCTTCAGTTAAACATGATGCTCAGCAGCGTAGTGAAGATGATATTACACATATTATAGTAAATATTATTAAAACAAATAAAATGCTAGATGAAAGAATTAGACAAAATGTAGCACAAAATGTAATTGATGATTGGACTACTCTATTGCAATATCATATTGCTACATTGGTAGATAATAAAATTCCAGGTGTAGCACCTGTAGCACAACGATCTGGTCGTCCATTGAAATCAATAAAAGAAAGAATTAATGGTAAAACCGGACGTGTTCGTGGTAATCTTATGGGTAAGCGTGTAGATTATAGTGCTCGTTCAGTAATTACAGCTGATCCTAATTTATCTATTCGCGAACTAGGAGTTCCTTTGAAAATAGCAAAAAATATTACAAAACCAGTAGTAGTAAATAATAGAAATAAAAAATTTTTACAGAAATTAATTGAAAATGGACCCGATAAATGGCCTGGTGCCAAAATACTTGAAAAAAGGAATGGTCAAAGTATTTCATTAAGATCTGCAGCAAATCGTAAAAATTTTATATTAAGTAATGGTGATATTGTTCATCGTCATATGATGGATGGTGATGCAATATTATTTAATAGACAACCTACATTACATAGAATGAGTATGATGTCTCATATTGTAAAGGTAATGAAAAAAGGTGATACATTTCGAATGAATGTAGCAGATACTAAACCATATAATGCTGATTTTGACGGAGATGAAATGAATTTACATATGCCACAGGATTTGGAATCTGAATCTGAATTGAGAAATTTAGCAGCAGTTCCATATCAAATTGTAAGTCCAGCAAACAATTCTCCAATTGTTGGTATTTTCCAAGATTCATTACTTGGTGCTCATCGTTTTACACGTGAAGATATTAATTTTACACCACGTGAAGCTATGAATTTATTAATGCATTATCCTCATGTTGATACATCATTATTTGAATCAAAAGATAAAATTAGTAGTTTTGATATACTTTCACAAATTATACCATCGATGAGTATAAAATATAGAACTAAACATTTTAAAGAAGGAACTCATGACTATGATACATCAAATCATATTATTGAAATTACTAATGGTCATATACAACGTGGTCAGTTAGAAAAGAGTTCATTAGGATCAAAAAGTAGTGGATTATTACATAGAATTTGTAATGATTTTGGAAATATGAAATCTGCAGATTTTGTTGATAATTTACAAGATATTGTAACTGATTATTTGAAATCTAGTTCATATAGTGTAGGTATTAGTGATTTAGTTTCGAATCAAGAAACAACTGATAAAATTGCTGATATTATTACAACAAAGAAAACTGAAATAAAAAATATGATACATGAAATTCATCTTGGTGTATTTGAAAATGATTCAGGAAAAACAAATTTAGA